AGAAACCTTAGTGTTACTTCTGGCATATCAACCTTTAAATCACTTGATTATGCTGCGATTGATTCAACAATCTCTGACACTGCCGTAGACGTATTCATATACGATACCTCTAAAGACTCTGATGGTGGTGCATGGAGAAAGAGAACTCAACACACCTCTTGGTATAATGAAACATTGAATACAGCAACTAGAGGAAGTAGAAAAGAGTTTCCTGCTGTTGCTGTGATTGTATCTGATAATAGTTATCACATTAAAATCTATGATGGCGATGATCCAAATATGCCACTGTGGATGGAATTTCAAGATGTCAATAGTGGAAGTGGTATAATACCTTCTCCAAGTGCTAAACCAGATTCTATTGCTGCTTTGAATGGAATAATAGTATTTGGTAATGTGGCAGGATCTGTCAATAGTGGACAAGCAGGACTCTTAAAACTTGACTTTATTGAAGACGCTGCTTACAGGTATATGGTGTCTGGTTCTTCTAATTATTCCGGTAGATGGATCGGTGGAGGACTTGCAAATAGAAATACTGGAACACCAACTACTGGAAGTTGGGACAACAGTGTTGGTTATATTGTAGATAATGTCGTAAACGACGTAGCAATGACTGTGTTACCAAACGCACCGATTGATAGTGCTACTGGACTTCCTGTTCCTACCATTGCTGTTGGGACTGAAGGTGGTGTAAGTGTGATTAAGGATGATGGGAATGTTGTTGACCTAACTCAAAATTCTCCTTATACAGTAACTAATAATGTATTTTTCAGTGATTATGGAAAACTTTTATATGATATGGAAGACACTTCGGTGGTGTATGAAGTAGATATTCCTTCATCTGATATTAACTATGGAGGATATAGTAGTACATCAAATGGTAGAGTAATTTATCCAGTAGGAACTCATGCTGGATTTTCTAGTGGTGAAATTAGATTACTAGGAAGAAATATGGGCAATGGAGGAAAGTTAATCACAAAGGGTGCATTTGCGTTTGATGAGAACGGTAACAGTGAGATTATTAATGGATTGACATTGTTTGATAGGGAAGAATTTGATCCTGCAAAAAAAAGTTTAGTTGCCTTTGTCGCATCAGACTACAACACTGGATGGATGCACGGAGATTGCAAAGGTGCTTTCCTATCTGATACAACTGCTGAGTCTTTGACTATCAATACAAATCTTGCCAGCACTTTTACCCAAATTGGCACTGCAAGACTTACATCAGAAACTTATGATGATGGAGATACTTCCTGGCAGATGGTTGATAATTCTGGAAGTGTTAATGGTTATGTTATGTTTGCAATGCCAAATCTAACTGTTGGTCAAACGTATTTTATTTCAATGACTTGGGATAATAACGCAGTAACAGATAATTCGGCATATGGACAGAAAATTGTACACCAAAATGGTCTTTCGGGTCAAAATGATACAGAATTTACTCACTGGAATAAAAATAATGGAAGTTCAGAAACATTAACTGGATCATTTACTGCTCAAACCACCAATGATGATGTCTTATTGATATATGCAAACGCAATTACCCTTAATGTTTCCAACTTTATTGTTAGAGCAGTTGATGACGAAGACCGTTCAGTAAACAACAAAGGACTCGCAGTTTACGGAACAGTCACCAAGAGTGTCGTTGCGACTGGTTCAGACTTGATTGCTTATAGTGGGTTTAGTGCTAGTAACTATCTGAAACAACCTTATAACTCTGGTTTGGATTTTGGAACTGGTGATTTTAGTATTATGTTCTGGTTTAAAACTCCTAGTGGATCAGTCCCAACAGAATGTTTCTTACACAGAGGAGATGGTGGAACTGGAACTTGGGGTAGTGGAAAAATTATTCAAATTGAATTTAACTCAACTAATTTAGCAGCATTCCTTGCAGAATCTGCATTTAGTAGTTATGATACTGTTACTGTTACAGGCACTAAAGCAGCAACTGGTCAGTGGATGCATTACACTTTAGTCAGAAGTGGAACTTCTGTAAAAGCATATTTAAACGGTGAAGTTAATGGTACAGCATCGTCTAGTAAAAATTTGACTAATACATCAGCGTCAACTTGGATTGGAGAAAGACCCAATTCATCTAGACCAGCAACTACATCATCTTTAGCACTGTTCCGAATGAGTGCATCAGCACCATCACCAGAACAAATCAAGAAGATGTATGAGGACGAGAAGGTTCTATTCCAAGAGAATGCTAAGGCAACCTTATATGGTTCATCAGACACTGTGACTGCATTAGCATTTGATGATGATACTAATCTTCTACACGTTGGAACCTCATCAGGTAGATCAGATTTCCAGGGATTACGTAGAATAAATAATAATACTACGGCAGTAACGACTGCTATAACAGCACAAAACGAATTTATAATAGAGCAATAATATGGCACTCAGAGCAAGTAAACCTACCTTTAATGTTAGAGAGAAACTAACAGAACTTGGTCGTCGTTTTGGTCTTAAGGGTTCTGAACTTGTATCAGCAGAAACAGTTCAAGAAGCACGAGACCTTGTAAGTGCTGGTCGCAAAAATTTGATCATCAATGGTGAATTACAAATCTGGCAAAGAGGAACTTCAATTACTGCAGATTATTCTAGCAGACCTTATACTGCTGATATGTTTAGAATTTATAATGTTAACAGTGGTTCTGGTGCAACCTTTTCACAATCAACAGATGTTCCTAGTAATGAATTTACTTACTCATTAAAAAGAGACACAACAGGTAAAAATGGACATAGTGAAATCAATATACCAATTGAATTAAATCGCACTGGGAGTGAGTCACCATTTGTTCCTGGAGAAATTTATACATTTTCATTTTGGGTAAAGGGTGATGGGACAGATACATCTTGGATTAATATTGTTAGAGCAAGATGGTCAAGTTCTCTTACTGGTGGAACATATATAACAACTAAAGTTATTAAAGAATATTCTGGATCTGGTAATTGGGAAAAAGTAATCTGTCAATTTGCAATTAGTCCAGATGTTCCAGCAACTGCTACATACCTTTCAATATTAATTGGTAGAAATAATTCTCATATTGGAATAAACTATTGGACTGGATTTCAATTAGAGAAAGGCAGAAACGCTACTGAATTTGAACATCGTTCTTATGGTGAAGAACTTGCCTTGTGTCAGAGATATTTCTTTAAACTTTCTAATTCACGTCTGATTATGGGGTATAAAAGACATGATACATCTGCAAATTTTGCAGTAGAATGTCCAGTGCCTATGCGAGCATCACCTGCACCAACATTAACTGCTGGCGGAACTTTTACAAATTTTCAGTCAAACTTTAATACAACTCAAAGTAGTCCAAACGTTTACGAATGGAATAGTGTGTCTGGAAATAGATTTCTTTTTCAAGTTGCATCAACTTGGTCATCAACACATTCATTCGTACCATCATGGGAAGGTTTTACCGCAGAATTTAGCGCGGAGTTGTAAGGACTATCACAGGTGGAACTACTATTGGACCAATTCCTGCTTGGATTCAAGAAGCAGTAGATTCTTATAACTCTGAATCTTAAAGCTAAACGTCATCCTTTAACCCTAACAAAGGTATTCTACTTAGATTCATACACTCTGTCAACTCCTTGACAAATTAGAGTTTATATTGTAAGGTGTATATTATCTAACTATTTTTTATGAAATTTTTAGTTTATTCAAAAAATGAATGCCCGTATTGTTATAAGATAATGCAGGTGCTAGAAATGACTGGAAAACAATTTGTTGAGTATAAACTCGGCAGGGAGTTTACAGGTGAGGAGTTTTATGATAAATTTGGTAAGGGTTCTACATTCCCACAAGTGCTCTGTGATGATCGAAAGTTAGGAGGATGTGTTGACACAATCAGATTCCTTAAAGAACAACAAATCGTCTGAAGAAGACATAAATAAAACCAAGGACCACCTCAATCGTGGTATTGAATTTATTCTCAATGGGGGGAAAAAGAAGCAACCAAAACCATTTCAGATAGTTTTAAATAAGATGGTTTGCTTTTTTAATCGAGAAGTAAACATCTATTTTGAATTTTCTTTTTGGACAAAGAAAATTAAGTAGTTTCTCGGAGTAGAACAATGTTAGCAGTAAGTTTAGTTTTCGGTTCATTTTTAACTTTTCTGTTTTTAGTAGTGGGTATTATTGGTGGTTGGGTTGCCCGCGAATATCTTATGAATTACCAAGATGCTCCCAGACTGCACCCAGAATTCTTTGATGAGCATGGTAATGTTGTTCCCGACGAAGTTCTCGCTCTCCGTTTTGAAGAAGGTTTCTTTACAGACGAATCTGAAGAAGAAGAGGATTGATCTCTAATAAAATTTTTATTCATTCTAAGTTATGCCCACAGTAAAATCTAAATCAACTGCTACTACTGAATTGGCAGTTAATCCCTTTGCATTTGAGGTTTTTCAACTTGCCTCAAAGCAAAGATCAAAAGCAAAAAAAGTCGAAGTTCTTAAAAAATACGAACACGCATCGCTTAAATCATTACTCATTTGGAATTTTGATGAGAGTCTTGTATCTGTTCTCCCTCCAGGTGAAGTTCCTTATGCCAGCGTTGGAGAACAAAATTCTTTCAGCGGAAACGTCAGTGAGAAAATCAATGATGCTGTTGGAATGATGAATGAACTTGGATCAAACTCTCTTGGATCTCAGGATCAAGGACGTTCATCTATCCGTAAAGAGTATGACAAGTTCTACAATTTCATTCGTGGTGGTAATGATTCGTTGAGTTCTATTCGTAGAGAAACGATGTTTATCAACCTTCTTCAGGGTTTGCATCCCCTGGAAGCAGAGATTGTTTGTCTTGTTAAGGATAAACAACTTGAGACCAAATATAAAATTACTAAAGAAATTGTGAGTCAAGCATATCCTGATATTAAGTGGGGTGGACGCGCTTAATATGAAAATTCTTCATTCAGACTGTGATCCCAAATTAGGAGAAGATCGTAGTCTTCCATATACTGCATATCTCGTCGAGTATTTACAAGATGGGATAACTAAGTTTGATATTGTTACTGCTCCTAAGAAGGTAGATATATTTGATCATTACTGGGACAATTATCAACATGATTTTGTTAACATGACCCAATCTGAAGGAAGAGTAAATCCTAAACTATGGGGTATTAAACCAAAAAAAGAAAGTAAAAAACGATGAGTGAAGAATCAGTTCCCTTAAATGTAAACATCGATCCTGATGAAATGCAGAAGGTGGTGAAAAAATATAAAAAACTAAAAAAGTATATGAAATCTTCTTTGTTCGAGATTAAAAAACTAGATGGTAATGAAGAAATCATTAAAAAACTAGTTGAAGGTGTTGAAGAGGTGATTGAAGGAACCGAAATGAAAACCGACCTTTAATTCCATATATTGGCGTAAAAAACTCCGGCAAAATTTTCACTCCATAAAGTTTTTTTATAGTAGTCAATAATATCAAGGCACTTGACTAAATAATGTATGAGGTCTATAATAAGACCTGTCGTTCATCCGAGAAATCGGACGCAAGTAAGTCGCGGAACGGAGTCGTTCATCCCATGTTAGAACTATTATTCTATACGTCACTCTCATGTGCTCAAGCCGATTCAATTATGATTCGGATGAGAGCAAATGAGAATATTCCTACCGAATATAAGGTGGAATTGATTGAGGTCATGAAGGAATCAACCCCTGAATGTTATCCATGGGACGCACACGACTGAAGGAACGGGGATTAAAAACCCTAACTTCAGGAGACTGACAATGAACACCCTTCAAATGGTAAAAAAGCAGATCAACAAGGCATCTGCACTGCATAACGCACAAATTCTTCACACCTCATATCGTGGTGTTGAGTATGATACACGTTGTGTAGAAAATAAAGAGTCGCACGGTACATTCTGCTATCGTGGTCGTACTTATACTAAGTGATTCATTAACTTACATTACGGAGAGGGTTACAAACCCTCTCTTTTTTTGTCTTTACGTAATGAATTAACAAATGTTAGTGAATTAACACAAAGTAGACTACATAGTATAGAATTAAGGCTAGCCTATGAAGTAATTCCTTCTTATGGTATCAAAATCTATGGAGGTGAAAATGCATAATCGCATTTCCCGTAATCAATTAGCAGAATGGGTGCATATCGAAAATGCACTTTCTAAATCTAATGAAGAATTGGATTTGGTAAATGACTACTTTGACTGTTTAATTGAATGCGAAGAAGACCAAGGAACATGTAAAAGAATTTGTAAAATTCTATTAGCAAATTAATTTAAAATCGGGGGCATATGCCCTCCTTTTTTATGCTATAATATGGTGAAAGGACATTTCATCATGGACAAAGAAAGACTCAAACTCATCGTCCGCAATCTAGAACTTTTAGTAGATGGACTCAAAGCAGAAGTTTATTCTGATGTAGACGCATATACCCAGGAAGTGAAATACGATGAAGTTGCGAGGTATCTCCATGACTATGATGAAGTCTTTGAAGACAGTGATTTGAACGAAGAATGAGTGTAAAACTAATTAGCGTCACTCCCGATGCGGAGAAGATGATGGCATACGTTGCGCGTGTGTCAAATCCAAACAATCAGGAAAATCCCAGCTATGCAAAACTGTTGGGTTACTGTATCAAACACAATCATTGGTCTGTGTTTGAGCAGGCATTTATGACTCTGGAACTTGAAACTACCAGGGGTGTAGCAGCTCAAGTGCTTCGACATCGTTCATTCACATATCAAGAATTTTCACAACGCTATGCTGATTCTTCCTTACTCGCGGAGACGATCCCTCTACCTGAACTACGCAGACAAGACACCAAGAATCGTCAGAATTCTATTGATGATATTGACCCGTTTGTCCGTCAAGAGTTCCAGATCAAAATGCAAAAACATTTTGACGAAGGAATGAAACTTTATCAAGAGATGCTTGATGCTGGTATTGCAAAAGAATGTGCTCGTTTTGTGCTTCCTTTAGCAACGCCCACCAAAATCTATATGTCCGGTTCTTGTCGTTCGTGGATTCATTACATAAATCTGAGGACTGCTAATGGTACTCAGAAAGAGCATATGGATCTTGCAGAAGGTTGTAAGAAAGTATTCTTGGAACAATTCCCAACCTGTGCTGAAGCACTTGGGTGGGTCTAAATAAAAATATATCATTCATAATTATGGCAACCTATCCTGTAGTCAATAAAGAGACCGGCGAACAAAAAGAAGTAAAACTCAGTGTTCATGACTGGCCTCAGTGGTGTGATGACAATCCTACTTGGAAAAGAGATTGGTCAGATCCATCAACTTGTCCTCAACCTGGAGAGGTTGGAGAGTGGCGAGATAAACTCGTCAATAAAAATCCTGGATGGAATGATGTGCTTGCTAAGGCATCAAAAGCACCTGGTTCAACTGTCAAAAAGATCTAAGTAACTTATGCCAACTAGAAAGAGAAAGAACGACTCCCCTATTGGAATTGGCATGACTGCCAAGCAAATGAGAAGAAAAAAACCAATCAATACAGATTTATTGGTTGATATTGATCCATTAACAGATAATCAAAAAAGATTCTTTGATTCGTATGCAGAGGGGAAACATCTTATTGGTTATGGTTGTGCTGGGACAGGTAAAACATTCATTGCTCTGTATAAGGCTCTTCAAGATGTTTTAAACGATAATACTCCTTACGAGAGAATTTATCTGGTTCGCTCTCTTGTCTCTACTAGAGAGATTGGATTCCTTCCTGGAACTTATGAAGATAAGTCTGATATCTATCAGATTCCTTATAAGAACATGGTTAAATACATGTTCCAGATGCCTAGTGATTCCGATTTTGAGATGCTGTATGGTAATCTGAAAGCACAGGAAACAATTAAGTTCTGGTCCACGTCATTTCTCCGTGGAACAACTCTTGATAATGCTATTGTGATAGTTGATGAATTTCAAAACTTGAATTTTCATGAACTTGATAGTATAATTACAAGAGTTGGCGAGAATACCCGTATTTGTTTCTGTGGTGATGCAACTCAATCTGATTTGCAAAAAACTAACGAAAGAAACGGTATTATCGATTTTATGAGAATTCTTAGAGCAATGCCATCGTTTGATATTATTGAGTTTGGTCTTGATGATATTGTTCGTTCTGGTCTATGTAAAGAATATCTAGTTGCAAAAATAGATGCAGGTTTTTAATGTTTAATCATGTTGATTTGAGTCTCCCTCAACTTGAGAGGGAGACTATTGATGGAGTCAGATACTATTCTGTTCCCGATGAAAAAGAACTCTTAAAACTAGTTTCTATTACTTCGGTGACTAGTCATTATAATAAAGAAATCTTTGTTAAGTGGCGTAAGAAGGTTGGTGATGAAGAGGCAAATCGTGTCACAAAGGCTGCAACTGGTCGTGGCACGGATATGCATACTCTTGTAGAGTATCATCTCAAGAATGAAAAACTTCCAAAAGTTCGTCCTATTTCTGATTTTTTATTTAAGATTTCTAAGGGAACTTTAAATAATATTGATAATATTCATGCTCTGGAAACTTCCCTATATAGTAAGCAGTTAGGTATTGCTGGAACCGTCGATTGTATTGCAGAATACGAGGGTGAATTAGCAATAATTGACTTTAAGACTTCTAAAAAACCGAAACCAAGAAATTGGATCGAAAACTATTTTGTCCAATGTGCAGCATATGGTTGTATGCTGTATGAAATGACTGGTATTCCAGTTAAAAAATTTGTAATCATCATGGCTTGTGAAAATGGAGAATGCGTCGTCTACGAAGAAAGAGACAAATCAAAGTACATCAAACTTCTCACCGAATACATTAGAAAGTTTGTTACAGATAAACTGGAGCTCTATGGAACCAAATAAGGAACTAGAAAAGGTAATCGAGAATAAATTTTTAACACCTTCAAAATTTGCTCTTGAGATTGAAAAAATTGTTGCTGAAGAGAAATTTAATTATATTGATGCTATTGTTCACTATTGTGAAATAAACGAACTTGAGGTAGAATCGGTAACGAAACTTGTTTCAAAATCTTTGAAAGAACGTCTCAAGTGGGATGCTATTCGTCTCAACTTTATGAAGAAAACTTCAAGAGCAAAATTACCTCTATGATTTCTCGCGATGAATTAATGCACCATCGCCTACAAGCATGGTTGCGTGAAAATGAAAGCGATAATCTAGAGTATCTTGGAGAAAAACCCGATATTTGTGGTGTAATACACCATTGGTATCGTGTTGGTCAACATAGTGTGACCGTTGATTGTATTGAAAAAATTGATCTTGCAGATGCTGAAAGTGACACCATATGAGACCTACCAAACATATCTTTCTATGAAGAGTCATTTTACTAATCGTAAATATGACTTTTTTAAGTATGGGGGAAAATCTCGCGCTACTGTATCCTCATTTAATAAGAGGAAAGATAAGTATTGGTTTGAAAAAACCTCTAGAAAATATTCTAATAAGGAAGTAGTAGATTTTCTACTAGCAAATTTTGTTTCCACCGACAACCCACAGAACTTATGGATTGGAGAAATTATCAATTCTGGAGAAAGAACATACGCCGAGTGGATGAAACGACAGCAGAGTTTGAGTTACTTGTTCAAAGAACAAAGCAACGAATTACTCTCGGAGAGAAAATTAGAAGAACTCTTCAGTTGTTCCAAAGGGCATCCAGTAATTCTAAAAAGATATCTTGGTGGAAGGACTAGTCTAGAAACTCTGGTAATCTTTAATAAGATCTTTGATTTCGTATCTATTATGGATAAGAGATTGGATGATCCTGTGTGGGAAACTGTGAGTCTTAAAATTAAAAAATATAATCCCTTCATAAATATTGATGTATTCCAATATAAAAGAGTATTACGGTCAATAGTTCATGAGTAATTTTTTCGATTCCGAAATCATACAAGAAGAGTTGAAGGAGATTAATACACTCCAGGAAGAGATCTATGGATCTCTCCTTGCCTTCAGTTCTATGGACCGCGATGCAAGGATAGATAAAGTTGAAAAACTAGCAACGTTGCTAGAAAAGCAGAGAGTGATGTATACTAGGTTATCTCTTTCGGACGACCCCAAAGCGGTTGAGATGAAAGAGAACCTACGTAAGTCGGTTGCTATGATGGGGTTTCCCCCTGAAACCGATCTTAATCTACTGTTCGATAGTATGAATAAAACCATTGAATCGCTCAAGGACTATATTGACACCTGAGCAAAACTTCGCTATACTATCCAAGTAAATCCCCCAAATCCAAAAAATCCGAGGAAATCTAAATGTCTTTTGCTGACCTTAAGAAGCAATCTAAATTGGGATCCCTTACCCAAAAACTGGTTAAGGAAGTTGAAAAAATGAATAATACTGGCGGTTCTGGTGATGACCGTCTCTGGAAACTGGAATGTGATAAGAGTGGCAATGGTTATGCCGTTATCCGTTTCCTGCCTGCTCCCGATGGCGAAGATCTGCCATTCGTGAAACTCTACTCCCACGCCTTCCAAGGTCCTGGTGGTTGGTACATTGAGAACTCTCTGACTAGTCTGGGACAGAAAGATCCCGTGTCTGAGTACAATTCTCTGCTGTGGAACAACGGCACAGATGCAGGTAAAGATGCTGCACGTAAGCAGAAGCGTAAACTCACCTATATCAGCAACATCTATGTTGTGAAGGATCCTACCAATCCTCAGAACGAGGGTAGAGTGATGCTCTACAAGTATGGTAAGAAGATCTTTGACAAACTGACTGCTGCAATGCAACCTGAGTTTGAGGACGAGGAAGCAATCGATCCGTTCGACTTCTGGCAGGGTGCCAACTTCAAACTGAAGGCAAAGAACGTTGCAGGTTATCGTAACTACGATTCTTCTGAGTTTGCTGCACAAGGCGCACTCTTGGATGACGATGACGCAATGGAAGCAATCTGGAAGAAAGAGAACTCTCTCGCTGAGTTCACTGCTGCCGATCAGTTTAAGGACTATGATGCACTGAAGAAGCGTCTTGATTATGTTCTGGGCAACAAGGGCACCCCTCGTTTCCAAGATCAGGAAACTGTTGAGGCAGAGGAAGATTTCCGTGCTTCTAACCGTGGTCCTGCCCCTCAGGTAACTTCTACACCTGGCGACTTCAATGCAGAGGACATTGTTACTTCCAGTTCTTCTGATGAAGATGATGATGCTCTCTCATACTTCGCTAAACTTGCCGAAGAGTGAAGACTGATTACACTATAGAACGTGTAACCAAATCCGAAGCCGCAGAGTTACTTCTGCGGTTTCATTATTTGAAGGATGTTTCCAAAACCTTTAAGTCTGGTTATAATTATGGTCTATACAAAAACAATGATTTTTGTCCACTAAACATTGGTGGTATTCAGGGAATCTGTATTTTTACAGGTCTTCCTGTTCCTGAAATTGCACAAGGTGCTTTTGGATTACAACGTCATGAACAAGATGGACTTTTTGAACTATCACGACTCTGCATCCACCCGTCTACTCAGCAAAACGAGTATAATATCACTTCTTGGTTCGTATCAAA